CGTACTTAAAGAGGCTGCTGGAGACATTCTAAATGAGGAGACTCTGAAGCAGATTGAAACAGTTTTTAACGAGGCTGTGGAGCAACGCGTTGCTTTGCAAGTCGAAAAAGCATTGATCGAGCAAGACGAAGGTCATGCTGCCAAGCTCGAGACTCTGCTTGATGCGATCGACAATGATCACACCAACAAGCTCGAGAAAATTGTTGAAGCCATCGATCATAATCATTCTCAGAAACTAGCCGCTGTAGTGAAAAAGTACGAGAGTGCTGTTGGTAGCGACGCTGATGACTTCAAAAACACTCTAGTAGAGTCGATCAGCACATATTTGGATGAGTATCTAGAGGAGAAAATACCCACACAGTCAATCGAAGAGGCTGTGAAAAACAAACAAGCCATTGGAGTGCTTGAGAATTTAAGAAAAGATCTTGCTGTCAACTTTGCATTGAGCAAAGATTATATCAAAGACGCGATCGCAGACGGCAAACAACAGCTTGATGAAGCCAGCAACAACACAAATAAATTGGCTGAACAAAACAAAATGTTGAACGAGAAAGTACGATTGCTTGAATCACATGTGCTGCTCACGGAAAAAACACAAGATCTACCTGCTGAAAAAGCCGAATATATACACCGCATGTTGAGTGACAAAGGTGTAGATTTCATAAATGAAAATTTCGAATACACGGTTCGTTTGTTTGACAAAACTGAAGAGAAGAAGTTGGAAGAGTACAAACAGCAGACCAAAACAAAAACAGCCAATGTTGATCGCCCCATCATGGAGCAAGTCAAACCAACAGAGTCTGCAAAACAATCAACCGATCAATACGCTCATGTGGGCAATTTATACATGAACGAATTGAAAAAATTTAAGTAGAAGAGATCTGATTGATCTGAGTATGGAGAAATAAAACTATGTCACAAGTAAAAAATTCACAAAGTTACATTGATGAAAGTCGCGCAAACGCGTTGCTCGAGAAATGGAGTCCAGTGTTGGATTACAGTTCTAGCAACGTGAAAAGCATCGAAGACGACCACACCCGCTTGAACACAGCCATCTTGCTCGAGAACCAGGAGAACTGGTGCATCGAAGAGAATGGCAACGCCTCAAGCAGCATGTTTGGATACGGCAATAACGCGGTAACAAACGGTGCCACCGGTGGTTCTGTTGGAAATCAAGACTCATATGCACCTGGTGATGCCAGATTGCCCAAGATTCTTATTCCTATGATTCGTCGTACGTTTCCTGAGTTGATCACAAACGAGATTGTTGGTGTTCAGCCCATGAGTGGACCTGTTGGTCTTGCTTTTGCGTTACGCTACAAATATCAGTCTGAAGCTCTTGGAGCCGGACCGGCAAATGGTGATGCTTCTAAAAACATCACTGGAAACGCTGGACCGGACGGTGCAAACGGCAAGGAAGCTGGTTATCAGTTCCTTGACTCACGTTTCACCGGAACAAGTTCTGCAGACCTGACCGGGAATGATGAACATTTCAAATTCCTGGATTCCGACAAAGGTGTTGCTCAACAGTTAGCCAACTATGAACTCACCAGTGCTATTCCGCAGATGGAGATCTCGTTTGAGAAAACCGCTGTTGAAGCTGGTACACGTAGACTTGCTGCTCGCTGGAGTGTTGAACTTGAACAGGATCTCAAAAACATGAACGGTATCGACATCGACACTGAATTGACAAACGCTATGTCGTACGAAATTCAAGCCGAAATCGACCGTGAAATGATCATGAGAATGGTTCAAGTGGCTCTCAATGCTGGTCCTAAAACTGGATACAGCAGCTGGAGCCCCAAAACTGCAGACGGTCGCTGGTTAGCTGAGCGTAATCGTGATCTCTATGCTAAGATTATCGTAGAAGCCAATCGTATCGCTGTTCGTAACAGACGTGGTGCTGCTAACTTCTTGATTGCCACACCTAAAGTGTGTGCTATCCTTGAGATGCTCCCTGAATTTCAGTGGATGCAAGTGCAAGGCAACGTGAACACCCAACCTGTTGGGATCGCTCGTGTTGGAAATCTTGGCGGACGATTCAATGTTTACCGTGATACACGGACAGAGGCACAAAATCCTGCGTTAACTGGTAGTTCAGATGGAGATTATCCAGATGGCACCGCCGGTGGTCGTTCAACAGAGCTCAACTATGTACTGTTAGGGTACAAAGGTCCTGAGTTCTACGACACTGGTATCATATACTGCCCGTACATCCCCGTGATGGTACAACGCACGATTGGTCCTAATGATTTCGCCCCACGTGTGGGTCTTTTGACTCGCTACGGTGTTGTTGACAACATCTTTGGAGCAGATCTTTATTACCACCTCATCCTGGTCAAGGACCTCAACGAGCCCTTCACACCAGGAACCAGTTCGGTATACATGTAAGCGTGTAACAGATCTTTGATCAAGATCAAGTGGTAATAAAGATCAGCTCCGAAGATGTTGTCAACAACGCCGTAACGTGTTAACAAACCTACGCGAGGAGCGAAATCATTAGGACCAATGGTACGTTGCACCATCACAGGAATGTAAGGACAATAGATGATACCGGTGTCGTAGAACTCAGGACCTTTGTACCCTAACAGTACATAGTTGAGTTCAGGTGTGTGACCGGAGGCGTATTGACCGCTTCCACTGCCTGTGAATGCAGGATTTTGAGCTTCTGTACGTGTATCACGATAAACATTGAATCTTCCGCCAAGATTACCAACGCGTGCGATTCCAACAGGTTGTGTGTTCACGCTGCCTTGAACTTGCATCCACTGAAATTCAGGGAGCATCTCAAGGATAGCACACACTTTAGGTGTGGCAATCAAGAAGTTAGCAGCACCACGTCTGTTACGAACAGCGATAC